GTAATCAATGCAGGTTGTGTAACTACATTGTCGCAGTCAATATATACATCATCTGTATTTGCAAAATCTGCAGGAATTAATATCCTTATTGTAATTGTTCTTGCTGTATCTGTTGAAACTGTTGCAAACTTACCATTAGAAAAACCAGCATCACTAGAGGTAATAGAATCTATAATACCATACGCTAAAGAAGGCGTATTTATTTGTCCTTGTTGATCTATACTTAGGTTGTGTATATTAGCCACCCCACAGGTAAACGTAGGTAATGGTCTTACAGGTTCTGTAAGGTTTAAATAAAATGGGCTTCTTACATTTATTTTAGTACTCATCTTAGTCTATCTTCTTTTAATGTATATGCTAAAAAGTCATCAACGTCTAGTGCAAACTTGTCAGCTAATGCTTCTGGTAGTTTTTTAAATCCTTGTTCAAATGGTTTAGTAAAAAACAAACTAGGCTTTATACCTTTTCTGTATATGCTTCTTGCTATTAAATACCCTATTGTTTGATAGTTACCTTTTTTAAATTTACCATCCTCATCTCTTAGCCTAATGTTTCTTGCTTTTGCCCAATTAGCTAAAGGTGTAGTAGGCGGCATTTTATTAGTATAGCTATAAGGCGTATCGTATTTCTTTTCTGTACCACTTACACCCTTGTCTACAAACAAACCATAATCTTCCATTTCAAAGTTCATTTGTATTGCGTTTGGTGTAACCTTTATTACTGCGTCTAAACTATTGTAAAGTTCTTTAGATACGTTCTTGCGGTCTTTACTAAGCCTTGTTCTGGCTTGTTGTATAACAAACTTTTTAAACGCTTCTAATGCTTGTTGTGTTCTTTTAAATTCCATTAGTCGCAAATTGTCATATCGTTTTGTACTACTACGTCAAAGGTAGCTGCCCAGCCTGCAAGCTTGTTTTCAAACCTGTCTACAAATGGTTCACAATTTACATCACCTTCTACTTGATATAAGTCAGTATATAAGTCGCCTCTTTGTAGTTTATTTATTACTCTGGTTTGTAATGCCAGTTGTGTATTTAATACGTCTTGCTCATTGTCGTTACCTATAAATAGGTCAGTAACTTCTTCTTTACTAATATCTACAATATCCATTGAAAGGATGCTAATATTAAAGGTAAGCGTTTTAGTTCCTACTGTAGTATTGTTTACTGTAATATGTGATAAAGGAAAAATAGTTTGTTTATTTAAATCTACATCATCAATAGAACCAAAAGAAACCGTATTAGTAAACGGTTCAGCTATTAGTGCATCTTTTAATTCTGTTATTACTTTGTGAAAACCTTTCATCTTTGTTTTATTAGTTTCTTTTCTAACTCTAGCTTATCTTTTTCAAATGCCAAATACATTAAACATTCGTGGAGGTTAAGCTTTGTAATTTTGTCAAACTTGGTAACATCTCCTTTACTAATTGCATAGACCGATTGATACCAACCCCACTTGACTCCAAAAGTTCCTGCTGTTGAATAGTCAGGCTGTTCGTCTCCGTCTGTAAATAACTCAGGATAGTTGTCATTAACTCGTTGCTTAAATTGTAAAAAAAAACCATAGCACCAAATACAACATCTAAAGGCGCTTGTAGCATTGTATCGTTAGTTCCTTTGTATTCTTCTATTTGGTATTTATGCCCTTTCTTAAATTTTACTGGTCTATATAATACGCTCATCGCTTTGTGCATTCTTTGCCAATCGCCTAAGCTTTCGTCAAGATCTATATATTCTCCTAATGTCATATCGTCAAGTACTGGTATAAAACCATACTCAACACCGTTTAAAGTAAACGTAGGAACTAAAGAATGCTTAACATCAAATATCTTATTTAAATGCGCAGTTATTAATTGTACACTTTTATATTTTATTGTAGCTACATCTTTAAGCTGCAAGCCGCAAAATATTTCTACCATCTTTTGCAGTAGAAAAGTACTGTCCTTGTTTTCTTCCGTATTTAGTTTTTCAAACTTCTGATATTGTGCTAAAGTTATTTCGTTTAGCGAGTCAGGTACGTTTATTTCAATCTTCATATAATTACAATAAATTAATTGGTAATATGTATAAAAAGGAAAAGGTAGCTAATGCTACCCAATCCTCAAACAAAAATCAAATGAAACTACTTATTTATAAACCTTTCGTAAGCGTATTTATATGCTGTTATTATTGCTTCACTCAGTTCTATGCTATTTTGTTTATATGTTTCACTTCCTTCTACTTTTCCTTTGCCTTTGTAATCTATATATAATGTAACGTCAACTCCTTTTTGCGCTCCACGCTTTGTAGGTTTTTGCACTACATATATATTATTATCCCAGCAGGCTTTTACCTTATTAATATAATCTATATCCAACCTAAATCATACCTTAAATATAAAAACCCATATAAAAAAGCGTACATACTAGCGTAAGCTATAGCGTTCCATAGTATAGCTAATAATATATTCTTTTTTGTAAACACTTGTTTTAAAATTTGTATATCTTCTTTCATAATTAAAATAAATTGGTTTTACCAAATGTAGGGTACATTTCTGCATCCCGCAGCCTATCTAATTTTGTGGCTTCACGAATCTCACGTTCTAACTCTGCTTGGCGTTTTGCCTTTATTAAGTTGTGTAAAAATTGTTCTCTTGATTTACTCATTGTTATTGTTTTATAGTGCTAATATATAAACAATTTATTAACTAACAAAATATTTTATAATTTTTTTAATAAATGTAGTATTCCCCTTTATTAGGGTTTTCTAATTGGTCTGTTAATACATACCTTGCAGCATCAATGCAGTCAGGGTGCGAACCTGTAGGCTTTTGTAATGTATTGCCTTCTTTGTCTTTTGCCCAAACGTAACCCTGTAACTCTCTTTTTAAGTTCTTGCTTTTTGCAGTTATATAAATTTCGTTTTGGTTTATTAGGTTAATGCCATATACTACGCTATCCCTACCTTTGCTTACAGGGTAAACAGTATGCCCATATCCATTTAGTTCAGCTATACTTTTAGGTTCTGCTGAGTCTGCTATAATGTTTTCTTTTATATCTAGCTGGCTTAAAAACCTGCTAATATCCCTGTTAAGCATACCCTTTTTGTAAAGCACCTCATCAAATATATAAGCATCGTTCCATTTATAGAGTGCTATAAGAGTAGTTGGATCCACGCTATAACCAAAGTCCATTCCGTATGCCAATAGCCTAGCCTGTTCTGGTATGTTGTCTATTTCTTTCCAGTCTGGTATGCACACGCCCTCAAGGCTACCTTGTTCGCCTAAGCCGTATACTTTCCACCAATTAGCCCAGTAAGTTGAAGTCTTAGCTTTTTCTTTAGCCTTTTCTATCTCCTTTACAATGCTTTCAGGTAGTGCATCGTTGTCTTTATAAGTTAATGTAATGTAGTCAGTATCTGGTTTACCTATTAGTTCTTTGTCTACCCAAAACAAGTTAGAAGGATTATAGTCTAACCAGATGGTTCCGCTTGTTCTTACTGCTAATTGTGTATAAGCATCAAAAGGTACATTGTTGCACTCGTTAATATATAAGTCAGTCCGCCTTGCACCCCTAAGCTTGTCAGGCTGGTCTGTACTAAAAAACTCTATATAACTGCCATTAACAAAATTGTATTTTAAAGTGCTTTTATTAAACTGGCTATCATTATACCTTTGTTGCCCTTTTAAAATGCCTAAGAAGTCCTTTAAAGCACCTCTACGAAGGTGTGGTACGCTTTCACTTACTACACTTATTTCTTTATTAGGGTTTTTTATTGCATAGTCTATTAGGATAGCTAGTATAGATATTGTTTTACTTGCTGAGGTTCCGCCCTTAACAATTCGTATTCTACTATCTAGCTTCCTAAGTTTTTTAGTCGCAATAGTTTGCTTAATGCGCATACTAGTCTACAAACAACGGTAATTCCTCGTTGATTGTAATATCCTTAGTTTCTTTTGGTTTGCCTATGTAGTATTCTAAGTAAAGTTTAATCCAGCGTATGTCGCCAGACTCTACACCTGTTTTTAAAGCTTGTAATGCAGTATCTTCTAAAGGGCTTAACCTTTCAACTAACTTCATTTCATCAGCCTTTGGTTTACGCCCAGCGCCTTCCCTTGCACCTCCATTAAACTTCCTTTTATCCATTTGAAAAAGATTGTTTATTCAATTATACAATAAACTTTTTAACTATTTGTTAATTCAAACTGTTCAGCTAGTTCTGGCTTTACTTTTTTGAGTTGTGCTTGTAAGTACTTATATCTTACTTCTAGTTCTTTATGCTTTTTATCTAATTTAGTGTATTCGCCTTCCCAGTAGCCTTCTAGTGTTTCAGACTTTGAAAACGCCTCAGGGTTTAGTTGTTTAGCTTTATTGAATCTTTTACTTAGCGCTAAAAAGTCTTGCTCAAACTCTTTGTCAAATAATAACCAGTCTTTAGCTTTTCTTGTAAAATATAATACAGTAGCGTGATCTTTACCCATTGTTTTACCTATTGTGTTAAGTGAGTAATGGGTGTTGTCTCTTAGTAATTTGTAATATACTGCCCTTGCTTCAATGTAAGGTCTACGTCTTGTTACTTTAGTAATATCAAGTTTATAGTAATCTTCTACTATTTGTCTAACTATTTTTTTAGTGTTTGTCATCTTCTATTTTATTTAGTAATTCTTTTATTGTCATATACCCTGATTCGTGTATTGCTTTTAA